ATTGTGGTCCGGCAGGGGAACACCATCGTGGAGGTCATCGCTTGGAAAGAGAAGGACACAATGGCGTCTGCGCGGACAATCATCGCTGAACTCCGAAAGCATGGCGTTCCGGGAGAGAACACATTCGCTGATGCTGGCGGACTGGGTGCGCCGATGTGCGACCGCCTTGCCGAGCTAGGCTTCCCAGTGTGCCGCGTCAACTTCGGCGGACGAGCAAACGAGAACGACCTCTATGCGAATCGCGGCACTGAAATGTGGTTCCGGTCCAAGCGAATGCTGGAGAAAGGCGAGATCGCCGTCCCGGCAGACCAGACACTTGGGAAGCAGCTTGTCACCCGGAGATACAAAAGGGCCGAGAATACAGGGAAGCTGATCCTAGAAAGCAAGGACGCGGTGAGGAGGCGCGGGAGCGAATCACCAGACAGGGCTGACGCATTCGTTCTGTGCTGTGCCGGTGAGACATGGATTCCAGACGAGGATGGCTTCGTTCACGCTTCCCCGACATACGACGAGGTGCTTGAAGGAGATTTCATGGAAGACCTACCGGTGCAAGGGCTGCATCTGTAGCATAACGCACCCGGGATAGTTGACAGGTTTTCAATGCTGATGCATTAACGCACCAGCATGGACCGTAACGAGCTTCACGGAGCGATTCTGGACGACCTTGCCGCTCGCGCAAATTGGGACGAGCGGCAGGCGACATTCTTTGAGATGCGGCATCACGGGTTGCGCCGCCGGTCGAAGCCGTGGCAAGGCGCGAGCGACGTGCATGTGCCTCTCGGTGACATGGCCATTGAGCGGCTGAAGCCGTATTATTTCCAGCAGCTATTCGCCACAGACCTGATCGCCCAGTTTGTCCCGGCGACCAATCAGCAGTCTGAGTTCACGACTGCTGCTGCCCAGTGGTTTGATTTTCAGTTAAAGCAGAAATCCAACCTTGAGACTGAGATCCTGACAGCAATCGACCATCTCCTTGTCAACGGCAAGGGGATTATGAAGGTTCGATGGGACATCGAGAAGAGCCGCCTTCGATTTGACGCCGTCGATCCGCAGCACATTATCGTCCCGCCGTGGACTGAGTCTATTGAGTCGGCTGATCGCGTCGTGCATGTCATGCGGTATTCACCGGAGGCATTCGACCGGAATCCTGTTTTCGAGGTATCATCTGATCAGGTTCTTGGGGATTATGGTCGAGAGGCTGGCGACCACTCAAAGGCGCAGGAGAAGTTCAGCCGCGAAGGCATGACGTGGACAAGTGACGGCCATGTCATTGTGTGGGAGGTGTGGTGCCGAGATGCTGAAGGCTGGTATGTGGAGACGTTCTGTCCGCAGCGTCCCGAGATTGACGTTCGACCGCCGTATCGATCCCCCTTCGATCATGGACGTTGTCCTTTTGTCGAACTGAACTACGAGGTGAAGGAAAAGGGGTTCTACTCCAGCCGAGGGGTGATGGAGCAGATTGCCGTTTTTGAGGTCGAGGCAACTCGCCTGATGAACGAGAAGAATGACGCGATGACGCTCTACAATCGCCCGTTGTTCCGCACTGATCGAGACATCCCGAACAGTGCCAACCTGCGGTTCAAACCGGGGTCCATCCTTCCGCATGGTGTTGCGCCGGTCCAGTTCCCCCAGCCTCCGTTCTCGTTTGACCAGCAGATGAACGTGATGCGTGACATGGCGCAGCAGAGAATCACGACACCTGACTTTGGTATCTCGTCGCTCGCAGGCCAGCAGGGTGATCGCCGGACTGCAACTGAGGTGCAGGCAATATCCGGCCTGCATCAGCAATCATCGGATCTTCGGATGCGAATCTTCCGTCACGGATTGGCATCCCTCTACATTATGTCTTGGGAGGTTCTTCTCCAGTACAACAAGGCCGATCTAAATTTTTGGTATGTTGACACGGTTATCGAGCTTCCGAAGGGTGCGCTTCACAAGCGATATGGAATCATTCCAAGCGGGTCTGCGGACGGCGTCAACAAGCCGCTCATGGTTCAGAAGGTCTTCCAAAGGTATCAGCTTCTGGCACAGAACCCATTCATCGACCTTGGGGAACTGACGAAATCCGTTCTTGAGGTTGACGACGCGACTCTCGTCAAGAGACTGTTCCGCGATCCCGGCACCAAGGCTGCGGATGACGCAGAGGATCAGGCCAACGAGCTAACCTTCTTACGACTTGGCTTTCCAGCGGTCGTCCGACAAACCGACAACCATGAGGTCCATATCCAGACGATCCTCCGATACATGGAGGAACGTGCGCGAACAGGTGCGGATCTTGAACCGCTGGAAGCCGCCTCCGTTGAGCAACACCTAGAACAGCACCTCCAGGCACTGGAGCAGACTGACAAGAAGAAAGGGAAAATTGCGCGTGACGCGGTCCAGATGATCGCGGCGCAGATCCAGCAGTATGCGAGCACTCAGCAGAATACTGGCAGCATGGCGGCTGGTCAGGTGGACTCCACCGGACAACCAGTTCCTCAGATGGAGCCAGCAGGACAGCAGGCAATTCCGGCAATTCCTTGAGTCTGAAACCGGCAGAAAGCTTTCTATGCATCTGCGTAGTTTGACATTCACGGAGCCTCAGCGCATATGTTTAACCATAAACCAGTCGAGTGACTGGTCTGTTGGTTATGCTGCCGGTGTTTTGGGGACCGTCTCATACCTTAATGGCATGAGCGAAATTCCAGACAGCGACGATGACCATGACAACTGAGACAGAGACAACGGAGTCCGAGGTTCAATCTGAGCCTGCGGCTGAACAGATTAGTGAGCGAGATCAAATCCTAAATGCGTTGTCCGCGTACGATAATCGCGGAGAGGATGATCTTGTCGAGCGGGAGCCAATGCCGGAAAAACCCGCGTCCGGCGAATCTGGGAAGAAGCAGGAAAGTGAGGACACGGACAACGCGAAACGCGAGATGTCCGACAAGGAGGCTGAACGCTTCGATAGGAACTGGAAAAAGTTCCAAGAGGAGAAGGATGCCTTCAAGAAGGAGCGCGAAGAGCTTGAGAGGTTCCGCGAGGACACCTTCAAGCAGATCCGCGAAAAGCGTTTCAACTCCGAAACGTCACCGGAAGCCTACGAGCAGGCAGCGGACGTCTTTGAGGAAGACGGGCGCGAAGACCTTGCGAGACAGGCTCGCCAGAAAGCGAAAGAAGCTCGGGACGAATACGAGCAGGAAAAGGCTGAGTTCGAAAACCACAAGCGACGGCTACAGTGGGAAAAGAACTATCAGGAGGCAGTAAAGGCTGCGCCGGATCTTGCAGACGAAAGCTCCGAGTTTCATCGCATCGTGAAGTCAGTGCTTAAAGAACGGCCAATTCTTACAAGCTACCCTGACGGAATCAAGGATGCGGTGGAGATTGCGAAGCTGGCTACTGAAGCAAATATGCTGAAAGCGGTGCAGGAGGAGAAATCCGAACTGGAGAAGCGCATCAAGGAGCTTGAGGCGAAGATCCAGCCGGGTGGATCAAGCGTGAGTCCGGGGTCGAAGTCGTCAGGAATCGAGACAATGAAAACAGAAGAGGCGCGAGAATATTTCAGACGCCGCTTCGCTGAGTTCGACAACTAAGAAAAGACATCACATATGGCTACTAATACAACTTCCGCCGCTGGCTTGAGCAGCCAGTATCAACGCTACCTCAGTCGGCAGCTTCTGGAGAAGATCCTGCCCAGCATCCACCTGTCGAAGTTTGCCTTGAAAAAGGCTCTCCCCGGCAAGCAGGGATCGAAGACCATGCGGTTCTTTCGCTTTGCTGAACCGTCCACCGCGAACATCCAGAGCGTTGGCACTGAAGGCACCACGCCTTCTTCCAGCGACAAGTCGATGACGCTTGAGACGGTTGACGCCGATCTGGTGCAATACGTCCAGCAGATCGTGATCACGGACATCCTGTCCGCGACCGAACTGTTCAACCACACTGAAGAGGCAATTCGCCAGCACGGCGAAGATGCTGCCCTTCACTGTGATAATATCATCCGCAACGAGCTTGCCAGCAACACCACCGGCAAGAACGTCGTCCTGTCCGGCAACGCCGCTTCGTTCGGCGCTTTGTCTGGCGACGAGATTGACGAGCAGGACATTCTGCTCGCGGCGACCAAGCTCAAGCAGGACGGGGCGCGTCCGGTTGACGGCGTAAACTTCGCGGCTTCTATGCCTACCGAGGTTGCGTTCTCGATCCTCAACAACACCAGCGGAGTGTGGCAGGGTGCTGCTCAGTACAGTGCGCCTGAGAACCTTTACTCCGGTGAGATCGGTCGCCTGTTCGGTGTTCGCGTTATGGAAACCAACAAGGGTTTCCGTTCTGACGTTGGCACCCAGTACACCTACGACGGTGCCGGGGCTGCGTTCTCGACCTTCGTGTTTGGCAAAGACGCCTACGGTGTGCCGGAACTCAACAGCCAGTCTCCGTTCGCCCCGCAGGTGCTCATCGCTGACGGACCTGACAAGAGCGACCCCGCCGCACTGAAGAAGGTTATCTCCTACAAGCCCTTCTACACCGCGAAGATCCTCCAGCCGAAACACGTCTGCGAGATCTACAGCACGATCAACGCTGCTGTGTAACGATGACACGCCGGGAGGGCCAACGCCCTCCCGGCT